GTATGTGGAGAAGAGAAAAATTTAATTGATGGGTTTTATAGAACTCGTAAAAATAGTGCTACAGCATCATCATATTCATATGAATGTAAAGTATGTACAATTAAAAGAATAGTAGGGAATAGAAAGAAAAGAGCACCTTTTATTGACTGGCAGTATCCTGATTGGTAGTGTTCATGCAATGTTTCCCCATTGAAAAAGAACATTTTAATAAATAATTTCAGAAGATTTCGAGATTCGGAGAGTAAAAGATGCCCGTAAATTTAGCATCTCCAGGTATTGTAGTTAGAGAGGTTGATTTAACTATTGGTAGAGTTGACTCTGCCACAGATAAAAATGCTGCTTTAGTAGCACCTTTTGCGAAAGGACCTGTAAACCTACCTATAATAATTCAAAGTGAGCAAGATTTAATAGATAATTTTGGTAAACCATATAATACAGATGATCAAGTAGAATACTGGATGGTAGCAGCATCATATTTGGCCTATGGTGGTCAGATGAGTATTGTTAGAGCATCAGATTCTCAGATGAAAAATGCTACTGATGATGGTGATGGGATTACAATTAACAGTGTAGATGATTATATTAATAAAGGGTATGATGAAAACACTTTATCAGGAACAGTAGTTGCAGCAAGAAATCCTGGAACATGGGCAAATGGATTGAAGGTTGCAATCATAGACGGATTGGCAGATCAAACATTAGGAATAAACACTTCTGGTGTTTCTGCTTTTACTGCAGCTATCACAGATAGAAGTGGAACACTAGCTGGTTCTGCAACCACTATTGGAATTGTTACAACTGGACCTAATATCGCACTGGGGCAAGAAGTTGTTTGTGATGTTGATGGTGTTGTCGCTGCAGGAACAACAGTTATTAGTATTGCTCCAGGTGTGATTGGAATATCAACTGCATCTCTAAGTGAAGCATCGGTAACAACAACATTTGATTTCGGTTCAACAACATTTACATCTGCTCCATTAGTAGTTGGAATGGGAATTACTCAAGCAGTCCCACCTGATACATTTAGAGCAGGTATAGGAACAACTGGAGCACAACTTGATGGTTATTTTAAAGGAATCATTACTCAGGTAGGAGTATCAAGTATTGGTGTTAAATTAGTTTCTCATGTTTCTTCTGGTGGAACAGAAGCTTTCGTAGATTATGAATCTTCTGGCATATATCGATTTAATAAAACAGCAGTTGGTGTTCATTCAACAGGACAAAATGTTGCATTTGGAACAACTACGATAACTTCAAGACAAGATTGGTTTAATTCTCAACATATTTCTTTAAGTGATGGATCTACACTTTATTGGAGTCAAATAGCAGAAAGACCAGGAACATCTTCATATGCTGCAGCAAGAAACTCAAAATTTGATGAGGTTCATGTTGTTGTGATTGATGATGATGGAGATGTAACTGGAAACGCAGGAACAATTCTTGAAAAGCAATTAAGTCTTTCAAAAGCAAAAGATGCTGAGTTCTCTGCTGGAACATCTTCTTACTGGAGAAAATTCCTTTTAAATAATTCAAGTAATATTTTTGGATTGGGTGGTCCTCAGAATCCTGTAACTACAGCATTCTCAAGTGGATTTACCAAAGAGACTGATATTAGTTGGGATCAAAATGCACTTAATAAAAAATTTGGTGCAAATGGTAATCTAGTATATGGTTTAGATGGTGGTAAAGATTATGGTGGAAAAACTGGTATTGGAGTCACAGGTGCTTTAACAGCAACATTAGGTAATCTATCTGAAGGATATGGTTTATTTGAAAATACTGAAGAGTATGATATTGATTTCTTACTCATGGGTTCTGGAACACACGCAACAACAACGGCACAGGCACTTGCAAACAAGTTAATCTCTGTTGCTGAAATTAGAAAAGATGCGATTGCATTTATTTCACCAAATAAAGAAACATTTATTACTGGTGCTGGAAAAACAACTGCTAGTTTAAGATCTGTTGTAGATACTACAGATAAGGTTATTGAATATTATGCTCCAATTACATCTTCGACATATGCAGTATTTGATAGTGGATACAAGTATATGTTTGATAGATTTGGAAACACATTCCGTTATATTCCATTAAATGGTGATATTGCTGGAACCTGTGCTAGAAATGATATTAATAACTTCCCTTGGTTCTCACCAGCAGGAACAGCAAGAGGTGCAATACTAAATGCCGTAAAACTTGCATACAATCCAAGTCAAGCACAAAGAGACAAACTCTATACAAATAGAATCAACCCAGTTATCTTCTCACCAGGAGCAGGAATTATCCTATTCGGTGATAAGACTGGATTTGGAAAAGCATCTGCATTTGATCGTATTAACGTTCGTAGATTGTTTATCTTCATTGAAAATGCTATCTCAAATGCTGCTAAAGATCAACTCTTTGAATTTAATGATGAGATTACAAGGACAAACTTTGTAAATATTGTTGAACCATTCTTAAGGGATGTTCAAGCAAAGAGAGGAATCAATGACTTTAGAGTTGTTTGTGATGAGACAAATAACACTGCTGCTGTTATAGATAATAACGAGTTCGTAGCAGACATCTTCGTTAAACCTGCAAGGTCAATTAACTTCATTGGTCTTACATTCGTTGCCACTAGAACAGGCATCTCATTTGAAGAAGTAATAGGTACAGTTTAACTAAAGGTATAAAGAACTATGGCAACCCAATTTAACAAACCACCACTAAGAACAATCACTGGGTTCAAAAGCAAACTTGCTGGCGGTGGAACTAGACCGAATCTCTTTGAAGTAGAAATTGCTTTTCCAAATGAAACGCAAATAGATAATGACGTTAAAGAAAAATCAAGGTTTATGATAAAGGCAGCTGCTCTTCCTGCATCAAACATCACACCAATTGATGTTAATTTTAGAGGTAGGATTCTTAAAATAGCAGGTGATAGAACCTTTGATACATGGACAGTTACAGTCCTCAACGATGTTGACTTCTCAATTCGTTCAGCATTTGAGAAGTGGATGAATCTTATCAACAAAATGGAAGATGCTACTGGTGCTCAAGACCCTGCAGTTTATCAACCAGATGCATACGTTCATCAATTAGATCGTGATGGATCTACACTCAGAACTTATAAGTTCCATGATGTATTCCCAACTCAAATAAGTCAGATAGATCTTTCATATGAAACTACTGATGCTATTGAAGAATTCACAGTTGAATTCCAAGTTCAGTGGTGGGAAGCACTTAAAGGTATAGGTGCAAATTCAGGTGGTGAAAATATTAGCTAAATAGTGCTATAATAGAAAAGTAGGCAAAAATTATACGATGGCAAAACTTTTTGGATTCTCTATTGATGACACTCAGGATAAATCTCCTTCTATAGTTTCTCCCGTTCCTCAATCAAATGAGGACGGGAATGATTATTATATTCAATCTGGTTTTTACGGATCCTATGTAGATATTGAAGGTGTTTACAAAACAGAATATGATTTAATAAGAAGATATAGAGAGATGTCATTACATCCAGAAGCGGATGGTGCTATTGAAGATGTTGTTAATGAAGCAATTGTAAGTGACTTATATGATTCTCCTGTAGAAATAGAATTATCTAATGTAAATGCAAGTGACAAAGTAAAAGATACTATTCGACAAGAATTTAAAGGTATCAAAGAAATGATGGACTTTGATAAAAAGTCTCATGAGATTTTTAGAAATTGGTATGTGGATGGAAGATTATTTTATATGAAAGTAATCGATACAAAAGCACCACAAGACGGTATTCAAGAGATCAGATATATTGATCCGATGAAAATGAAGTTTGTTCGTCAAGAAAAGAAAGATAAGAACAAACAATTAGGTGGTGTAGATCTTTCAAATGTTTTCAGGGGAACTGAAAAGGGTATGTACCCAGAAATTGAAGAATATTATGTCTATACACCAAAACCAAATTATCCAACAGGAATGTTAAGTGGTGGTGCAAATTCTAAAGGTACAATTAAAATTGCAAAAGATTCAATTACTTATGTAACCTCTGGTTTATTTGATAGAAATAAAGGAACTTGTTTATCATATCTCCATAAAGCAATTAAGGCACTTAATCAACTTAGAATGATTGAGGATTCTCTTGTAATATACAGAATGTCAAGAGCACCTGAAAGAAGAATATTTTATATTGATGTTGGTAATCTTCCAAAGGTAAAAGCAGAACAATATCTTCGTGATGTTATGATGCGTTATCGTAACAAGTTAGTATATGATGCTAACACTGGTGAAGTCAGAGATGATAGAAAGTTCATGTCTATGATGGAAGATTTCTGGTTACCTAGAAGAGAGGGTGGTAGAGGAACTGAAATCACAACACTTCCAGGTGGACAAAACCTTGGAGAACTTGCTGATATTGAGTATTTTCAGAAGAAACTTTATAGAGCACTTAGTGTTCCTGAATCTAGAATCGCTGCAGATGGTGGATTCAATTTAGGACGTTCATCAGAAATCTTAAGAGATGAACTTAAATTTGCTAAGTTTGTAGGACGTTTAAGAAAACGTTTTGCAAATATGTT